CGAGCACGTTCGCTGCGTTCTGCGCGGTCGCGGCCGACACGGTGTTGTAGAAGCTCGAGAGCCCCATGAATTCGGCCGGCGTTGCCGCCGTGTTGCCGTACCATGTGGTTTGCTCGATCGTCTGCCCCATGCCCTCGAGGAACGCGACGTCCTCGCCTTCACGGAATTGGTCGATATCGCCGGACATTTCGGCCAACAGGCGATCGACCTGGCTGTAATCTTCCAGGGTGCCGAGACCGACGCGCGATTTCGCGGTCGTGCTCTTGCTGTACGGCACGCCCATGTTGATCTGGCGCCAGGAGCCGGCCGGGATCGAGGTGCGGAACACGAATTCGTGCCCGCCCATTTCGCTCGATTCGATGAACGGCATGTCCTCGGGGAGCGCGATGCTCTGCGAGAGCATTTCCGCAATGAGGTGCTGCTTGCCGGCATTGTCCATGCGGCTCGTAAGATCAGCCAAGGTCGGCCACTGGCCAGTTGCCATTTTAGTTCTCCATCGTGGGGTGGTTGAGCATTACGAACGCCCTTCCGGTGAGGATCGCGGGTGGTCGTAAACGTCGCGCAACCGGCGGGACGGCCTTTGACCGTTTCCCGGTGCCGGCCGCGGATTGGGTGGCGGTAGCGTTGGCTCGTCGAAGTAGCGCGCGGCCTGGTGCAGCATTCGCAGGAATGCCGGATGATCGCCGACGCCGGTCGTGCGGATCATGTCCTCGAATTCGGCGCGGTTTTTCTCGTTGACGAATAGATCGCGCATACGGGCGACGGCGCCCATGGTCGTCTGATAGCCGGAGCCGCCGAGCTCGGGGTCGGCGAGGACCTTCTTGGCCCATCCCTGCTTGGTCTCGTTCCAGACGTCGACCTGGCGCTTGGCCATGGCCTGCGCGAATTCGGTCATCTGCTTTTCGTGCAGGTTGACGAGCTGTTGCGCGCCTTCGGCCGGGTTCGCCCGGAAATTGTCGAACGCCGTGTGAACCTCGCTCCGGAGAGCGTCGTCCATCGTGATCGTTTCCGGCAGCGTGTATTTGTATTCGACGGGCGCGGTCGGTGCGGCCTGCGCGGCCTGGGCCGGCGGAGCCTCGCCTGGTTTGGCGATCTCCGCCGGCTTTGGGGCGGGAGGCGCGGCTTGTGCCGCGGTGAGAGGAGCCGGAACTGTTTTAGCAGCTTCCGCGGCTTCCGCAACAGCCGGGAGCGTCGTCGCGGCGGCTTTTTCGGCGTCGAATTTCTCGAGAAGAGTGGGAGCCGGCGCCGCTGGTTGGGCGGCAGGCGCCGGCTCTGCCGGGGTCGTTACGACGGGTGCCGGAGCTGCCTGTGAGGGGGTGGGTTGGGCTGCTGGCGTGGTCGTCACGGGTGCCGGCTCCGCCGCGGGTGGGGCGGCGGGTTGGCTGGCCGGGCTCGGCGCGACAGGCGTCGTGGTTACAGGATCGGCCATTATTTCACTCGTTTGGCTTGCGGCATCTTGGCGCGCTTAAAGCGCGGATCGTTTTCGTCCTGCATCAGCATGACTCCTTCGCGGGAGAAGGCCGACCAGGTTTGGAAAAGGCGAAGCCCAAGCGATCGGGCTCCCATGTGGAACCAGCTTGCTTCGGGTTGAGGGAATCCGTTTGGTCCGACGCCGAAACGATCTTCAAATGTGCCGGCTTGTTGAAGAAGCTCCCACATTTGGGCGCGCCCGATTTCGGTGGAAAATACACCTTCCCAAAAGCGTCTAACGTCACGATCGCGTAGAGCCGCGCGAGTGAGGCGCTTACGGACAGCACCAGGATCGGCAGCGTTAACAGGGCCCGTATCAGGCTGTGACTCGTCAGGTCGTTGATCTGGCTCTTCATCATCGCCATCGATCATTGGGCCATGCTCGCCGACGGCATTAGGATGCCGCCTGCGGAGCGATTGTAACCGGACGGCCTCGTATCGCGGTGCGGCGGCACCCCGGCTACGGGTAGGATAGGCCCGATTCTATTGGTCTTTTTGGTGCGGAATTCCTCCGCCTTGACGTAGGCGGCGCGGAGATTTTCGGCGAGCTTTTTGAAAAGGGGGTGCTGGTGGGCGGCCGCGATTTTCATCGTCGTGCCGTCCGGCTGTTTTTCGCCCCGCAACCATCCGCCAGCGCGCTTGTGGGCTTCGGCCATGAAGAGACCGATCTTGAGCCATCGCGCATCGCCGCCGCGCCAGAATGCAGCCTGGCGGCAAGCGCCTTCGACCAGGCGCAACTCTTCGCGGAGTTTCACATAGGTCGGTCCTTTCCGGGGAGAGATCGCGAGCTTGTCACAGGATTGCGCGGCAAGACGGAGGTTCGTCTTGAGGCAATCAAAAATTTCAATTTCCGTGAGCTGCGCCATTGCTTCGATCATTGCGATGGCTGTTAGCGCCACGCAATAATCGTTTGCGGTCATTGCAAATTATCGGCATAATAAACCAGCGAAAGGGTACAAAATCATGCTGCCGGAAGAGACCTGGTTATCCCGCAAGGCCGCCGCGATGTATCTGACCCGGATCGGCTGCCCAATTACCCATCGCACGCTCGAGAAGGTAGCAAGTAAAAACAATTCCGGCGGCGGCCCGCCATTCATCCGCGCGGGCTGGAAGGCGGTTCGCTATCGGCAATCGGATCTCGATACCTGGGCTAAAAAGCGCATGGTCCGGGTGGAGTAATGCCGACAATCGGGTTGTCGATGATCGTCAAGAATGAGGCGAAGCTCATTCTGCGATGCTTGGAGAGCGTGCGGCCGTTGATCGATTGCCTGCACATTTCCGATACCGGATCGACGGACAATACGGTCGATCTCATCTGCGATTTTATGAAGAAATACGACATTCCGGGAACGATCAATCACGATAAGTGGGCGGATTTTGCCACCAATCGCAACCTCTCTCTGCAATGGCTTCGCCGGCAAGCAAAGCCGGCCGACTATGCCTTTGTGATTGACGCCGACGACACCCTCGAGATCTCTTTGGGACCAATCGAGCTCGCACTCTTCAAAAGGAATATGGACCGCGACATTTACGATTTGCAGGTTCATCACGCCGGCGTGATCCATCCGCGGCCGCAAATCTTCCGGAACACCGCGGAATACTATTGGCGCGGCGCTCTGCACGAGTATCTGGAAAAAGCGCAGCCATTTTCGCGCGCGCCGGCGCCTGGCTTGATAATCCACGCCTCGATCGAAGGCTCGCGCAACGCGGATCCTAAGAAATTTCACAAAGACGCCGGAATTCTGAAAAAAGCGCTGAAAACCGAAAAAAACGGCTTTTTGCGCGCCCGCTATACGTTCTACCTGGCGCAAAGCTATCGGGACGCCGAAGATCCACAAAATGCGCTGCGATACTACCTAAAACGCTCGAAAATGGGCTTTTACGACCAGGAAGTTTACATCGCGCTGCTTGAGGCCATCCGGTGTTGCACAAAGTTGGGAGAGGCCGCCGGAAAAAACACGGCCAGGGATTGCTACAATCTCGCCTGCGATCTGAAACTTTCTCGCGCCGAACATCATCACGCGATGGCATTCCTGTCGCGGCAGCACGGCGAGAACGAAGTCGGAATGGCCGTTGCAAGCGATGGTTTGCGATATTCTGCCCCCAATGGTCTTTTCATTCAGCCCTGGATCTACGACTACGGTCTGCGCGACGAATTTGCGGTCAATGCCTATTGGGCCGGCCACTATCGCGAGAGCCTGGAAGCCTCGCTCAAGTTGCTGGCGAGCGATAAGATCCCGTTTGATATGGTGAAGCGCCTGGCGGACAATTCCCTCGCCGCGCTCGAGAAAATACCGACACCGCCGCCCGCCCCCGAGCCCATGTTCCTCTTTTCGGATTAACCCATGCACGAAACCTCGAAAGCTGTTCAACGCCGCCTGCACGATTCCAATTTCATGTCGCGGTACTTTCGCGGCAATGGGATCGATATCGGAGCCGGCAACGATCCGCTGCATCAATACATGGAACTCTTCCCCCTAATGGTTAGCGCAACAGCTTGGGACAAAGAAGATGGCGACGCGCAGACGATGGCCGAATGCAGCGACGGAATTTATGATTTCGTGCATTCGTCCCATTGCCTCGAGGACATGAACGATCCGGCTATTGCCCTTAAAAATTGGTTCCGAATCCTAAAGCCCGGCGGGCACCTAATCGTCACCGTGCCGGACGAGGATATGTACGAGCAGGGCGTATTCCCGAGCACGTTCAATGCGGACCACAAGTGGACGTTTACGATCTTTAAGCATCTACCTTGGCACGATCGTTCCATGAATCTAAAGGTCTCGGGCCCGACGCCGAAATCGTCAAGATTGAGCGATTGACCGGCACCTATCGTTTTGGCCTCGATCGCCAGGATCAAACCCGCGGGCCGATAGGCGAGGCGGCGATCGAGATCGTCATTCGCAAGAACGCCGGGCCAGTAAGCATCCTAGACTTGCCTCCGATAAAGAAAGTTGCCCCCGCAATTGCCCTGCATCGCCCCGGCGCGATCGGCGATATCATTATGACGCTCTCGCTGGTCCCGTTGCTCAAGAAGAAATACCCGGAGCACGAGATCCACTACTTCTGCAACGGCACGATCGGCAACATGCTCGTGCGCTTGATGCAGGCCGCCGGCGTTAATCGTGGCTTTAACGCCGAACGCCTCCCCGAGAAACGCGGCGACTACGAGAAGGTGATCGATCTGATTGGCTATCCGCTCAAGGAGGGCTATCCGGAAAAGCCGATGAAGAAGCACCTAATCACCTATTTCTCGGAGGAAATGGGCCTGGATCTCTCTGGATACATGCCGCACCTCACGCTCGAGCCGGGCTCAAAGGTCGTTCAAGGACGCTACGCAACGATCCATCCGCGCGCCGGATGGTCGGCATACAAAAACTGGCCACTCGAGCGATGGCACGAGGTTGTCAAGGCGCGTGGGGATATTAACTTTTTCCAGATCGGAAGCGCGGATGATCCAAAAATTCCCGGCATCAATCACGGATTCATGGGCCAGCCGATCAATTTGTCTATCGACCTGATGGCCTATTCGACGCTGCACCTTGGGATCGACTCTTGGACTAACCACCTGACCAACGTCTATTGGAAAGGCCGCGGCTTCACGAACGCAATCATCCTTTGGGGATCGACGCAATGGAGTGCCGCGGGCTACGCGCGCAACACGAACATAAGCCTTGGATTGGAATGCCAGCCGTGTTTTCGGGAGGATCCGAAGATCTCGAGGATGCCGCGCGGCCCGTGCATCAACCCGCCGGGCCAAAGCTATGATGACCCTCGGCACGCCTGCATGGCAGGGATAGGGGTCAAGCGCGTGTTGGAGGCGATCGAAAAGCTATGGCCCTATTCGACCTCTACATGATTATGCTGCTCGTGATGTTCTGGCTTGTCGCGCGCGCGCCAGAGCTGCCCTGGCACGATTAGCAGCAATCTCCGACGCCGTTGAAAGTCACGATGAAAGACGCAAAGGCGATCGCAAATACGATTGCCAGGATCCACAACGCAGCCTGATTCTCAGGCGCCATTTTAGTGCGAGGCGTGCAGGAATTGTCCGATGAAGTTGAGCACATTATTTGCGATCGCCCAACCCATGCCCATGCACAGACCCCAACAGAACCACTCTACGGCTTTCTGCATATAGATTGTCCTATTTTCGGTCGAAAAGATTGCACCAGGCACCGGGCTTCACCTTTCCCCTGACAAGCTCGCAGGTCTCATAAAGTTCCCGGAAGTGCTTGCATAGGTCGCAACGCTGGTTCGGCTTTTGGGCGACCGGCTCGTATTGAACCTCGCTCTTTTCCTTTTTCTCAGCCACCTAAGCCACCGCCGCCGGCACCTCCGCCGAGCAATTGAGAGAGCGCGTTGTTGCTGTCGCCGACGTTTGTGTCCGAAAGGGTCTTGGCCGCGGTGACCGCCGCCATTGCCTGCTGCGGCGCCTGCGCCTGGGCCATGGCCTTCGCGCGGATAGCGTCGTGTTTTTTCACTTCGTTGTCGGTGAAGAGCAGATCGGTCGGGAAGTTTGTCACCTCGGCAAAGCGGCGGCTCGATTTGTCGAGATCGACAATGCGAAGCGGATCCGGGACGCCGGCGGCCTTGGCGGCACTAGAGAGACCGCCCATGGTGCCGAAAAAGTCCTTCATGCCGACGGCTTCGGCCGACTGTTGGGCGAGCCTCATAATTGAGGTGTATTTGATCTTGAGCGGGACGTTTTTCAGCGATGGCGGCTTGGGCTTCAAGATCCGCCGGCGTTCCATGATATCGAGCAGGCGCACAAAGAACGGATTGCCAAATTCGTTTTCAAACAGCGTGATGAACGGCCCGAGCTGTTGCAGGCGCTCGAGATCGCGCTTGGTGAGCTCCAATTCATTGCGGGGCTGCACGCCTTCCATGCGCGTGATGGCCATAAAGACGTCGACGAAGAGGCAGCGCTCAATGCGGGCCGAAACCTTGTCAATATCCGCCGTGATGCCTTGGAGCCATTGCGCTTGCGGCTCGAATAGCGGCCAGAAGCCTTTTTTGCCGCCTTCCGTGCTCATGTAGGTAATCATGCCGGCGATGATCGACGACGGCTCGTTTTTCAATTCGACGTTGGCGCCCATTGGCGGCCGCACGCCCTTGTCGATGAATTCCGCCTTGCGCCTAGTCTCGAGCTGGATCTGCTTGTTGTCGCCGAGCGCGTCCATGCAAGGCGAGCGACCATAAGCGTCGTTCGACACAGTGCTCCACCTGGCGGCCATGAACGGCTTGCCGTGGAAGCCCTTTTTGCTCAACGGCTGCGCGGTGCGGATGCCCTTGAGCCAATAGAGCTCCCGGTAGTTGAACATGCCGGGGACGATCGTTTCCTCTTCATCGCTGCCGCGTTTGGAAACGGCGTAGTTTGGCTCGATGCAATGCGCGACGACGAATTCGGTATCGAGCACCGCGCCGCCCTGCGCCCAAAGCTTTTTCACAACGTCCGGGCAATTCGTGATCCGGAACATATCGACGATCTCTTTCACATTGAATGTGAACTCGCGGTAGAGATCGGTGACGTCGAGGCGGCCGCCGACGGCAAGGTAGTATTCGCCGGCGCAGGGCAGATAGAGGCGGATTATGTCCTCAAAATCCTCGTAAACGATGACCGGCGCGGTGCCGAACAGCACGACGTCGCGGAACGCCTGCGCCATGATCTGATAGAAATTGCTCTCGTTGAGCACTTGGTAGGCGCGCTTTTGCGTGTCCTCTATCCACTCCTGGCCGTCCGCGTCGAGTTGCAGCCAGGGAAGCGCGACCTCAAACGCAAACCATGGCCGCGACGGGCTGGTCATTCCCGTCCACAAGCCGCTGCCGCAAATGTTGAGCGCGATTGTCGGCGTCGAATCTATGATCGCGTCGTTGATCGGGTTGCCGCGCGACATTCGATTGGCGACGACGAGCCAGTGATAGCGCTTCGGGTCGAAATACTCGGCGAGGCGCGCCCAATGCGCCCACCAGGAATAGCGCCAGTTACGAAGCGAGCCTAACCGTTGCTCGCAATGTTCAAAGAATGTGCTCCACGCGCTATTCGTTTTGTCGAGCTTGTCCGGCGCGGTTAACGGCTGCTTCGACAGCATCGTGGCCGACATATCCTCATACGCTGCCGTTGCTGTTGCTTGATCGGCCATCTAGCTCCCCAAAGTCTGCTTCTGGCCTGTTGGCGACGTGAGAGCCTGCGGTGCGGTGCCGGCCGCCGCTTGCCCGCCTGTGGGTCCGCCGCCTCCTGGTCCGAGCATTTCGTCTGATGCTGCCTTCTCGATTGAAGGAGGGTGAGCTCCGGACGAATCGTTTGCTGTCGCCGCGCCGTTGTTCTGTCCGATCCAACTCGAGAATGCCGACGCGCCGGCGCTCGAGGGCGGCGGCGGCGTATTCATGCCAAGGAGTGCGCGGCCGACGAGTGCCATTGTCTATCCGCCGAGCGTCGAAGCGCCCGATGTAGTGTTTGGTTTTGGCGCGCCGAGCGATCCGGTCTTGAGCGTATCGGAGAAACCGGCGCCGGATGCGGCGGCGGCTTCGGCCGCGGCGGCCTGTCCGGACTGTTGGATGCCCTGCGACGCGATGGTCGGCGGATGCGGCGGCGGTGGCGGCGGGGGCGGCGGCGACGGTGCGCTGCCGAACAGATTTCCAAGGAAGGACATTGTTGTGGTCCTGGTTAAGTTATGGTGGTGCCGCCGATAAGCCAAACGGTGTCCTCGACCTTGTAGGCTGTGGCGGATCCGTTTTGCACGAGCGTTCTTGGTCCTGTGCTCGTCGTGCCGGCGAGTATGAGCGTATCAGAGTTGATCCCAATTATCAGGTTGGCCGGCGATCGGTTCACAAAGTTAATCAGCGTGCCAACGAGATAGGGCACGTTGGTATTGCTGTCGATAGTGTAGGTGCGAACTACGTTGTCCGTCGAGGGGTGGAAGATGCACTCGCCGGCGTCGCTGAGAACCGTCGTGTAGTTGTTGGGCTGTACGTTTTGCGGGATAGAGCTCGACGTGCCGGTCGCGCCGGTATCGCCGGTGCCACCCGTTCCGCCGGTGCCGCCCGTTGGTCCGGTTGCTCCTGTCGCTCCGGTGCTGCCGGTGGATCCTGTCCCGCCGCTCCCTGTATTGCCGGTGAGGCCAGTCGCGCCGGTGCCACCTGTGCCGCCGGTATTGCCCGTGTGGCCGGTTGCGCCTGTTCCGCCGGTGGTGCCCGTGTTGCCGGTCAAGCCAGTTCCGCCGGTTGCGCCGGTGTTGCCTGTTGCGCCTGTCGGAGCTCCGGATGAGCCGGTCGGTCCCGTCGCGCCGGTTGGCCCTGCGCCGGTTTGACCTGTCGCGCCGGTGCCACCTGTGCCGCCGGTATTGCCGGTGTTTCCAGTATTGCCGGTGCCGGTTGGTCCGATCGCGCCGGCCGTTCCGGTCGAGCCGGTGTTGCCGGTAGCTCCTGTCGCACCGGCCACGCTTGCGCCAGGATTCCCCTGCGGACCCTGCGCGCCCGTTGCTCCTGTCGGTCCAGCGCCGGTTGCGCCGGTGCCACCTGTGCCACCCGTGGCTCCCGTTCCTCCGGTGGCTCCAGTCGACCCCGACGTCGCGCCCGTTGCACCCGTTGCTCCCGTTGAACCTGTCGCGCCGGTGCTGGAGGTGCCGCCTGTGTTGCCCGTGAGGCCGGTGTGCCCCGTCGCTCCCGTTCCTCCGGTCTGTCCGGTCGCTCCCGTTCCGCCGGTATTGCCTGTCCCGCCGGTGTTTCCTGTCAAGCCTGTCGCACCAGTGCTTCCCGCGCCGGTCAATCCGGTCGTGGCATAGGTTTTTAGATTCGCCGCGGTGATCTGCTTGACGGATTGCGAGTCGCCGACAAATTGGAAAAATTCGTCGCCCGCAAGATTGATGACGGTTTCTGGCCCAATGTTCGGTATGACGGGGGCGGCCATGTTTTACCTATTTCGGCGACTTGGTGACAGGCGTGCCATTCGGCCCCAAAGTCGTAGCGCCTTGAGCCGGAACGTAAACGATGATCGCTTTAGTGCTCATGCGGCCCTGCCGTAGAGGGTAGTGCCGCCATCCGTTGTCCAGACCGTAACCCAATTTGTACCGGAGGTAAGAAGTGTGACACCCATTGCCGAAAACGTGGTGCTGTTATTGCCGTTGCCGATCAACCAACTCACGGTCGGCCAGGTAATTACAGCGGAGCCGCCGTTGACCAATTGCACTTCGATCTCGGCATAAGTACCACTTGCCGCCCAATTTGAATAGGCAATCGTCAGATTGCCGCCGACAGTTAGTTTTTGTTTGGTGCCATCCGCATAAGAGAACGTGACGGTGCCGCTGGTGACAGTGCCCTTATCGTTGACGACGAGGGAAAGCGAGGCGCCGGTGCTGCCTGTGTTTCCGGTGTTGCCCGTGTTGCCTTGCGCGCCGGTAGCGCCTGTGTTTCCCGTGGCTCCCGTTGCGCCGGTCGCTCCTGTAGCCCCGTTTGTGCCGCTGCTTCCCGTCGCGCCGGTGCTTCCCGTTGCTCCGTTAGTCCCCGCGCCGGTGGCGCCCGTTGCCCCCGTCGCGCCGGTGCCTCCTGTACTGCCGGCGCCGGTTGCGCCTGTGGCTCCCGTGGGTCCAGTTGCGCCGCCGCCGGCGCCCGTGGGTCCCGTTGCCCCCGTGCCTCCGCCCCCCGTCGCGCCTGTGGCGCCCGTCGCGCCAGTATTGCCCGTGCCACCAGCACCGATATAGCGCGCGACGTTAGCTGCGGTGACTTCTTTGTGCTCCTGGCTTCCGGTGATAATCAAAAAGAATTCGTCACCGTATAATGTGGTTATTTCATCGAAGCCTGGATTTGGGATAGTTGGGGCGGTCAATTTCAGCCTTCCGAGATTGCCGGATATCCGGCGTCATTCCAAAGAGCGCCGACGATATGCGGATCCGATGTTGGCGGAATTATCGGACCATCGAAAGGAGGACCAGGCGCGCCGTTCTCTCCGGCCGGCCCTGTGTTTCCGATATTGCCCTGCGGCCCTATCGGCCCTGGATCTCCCGTTGCGCCCGCCGGGCCCGCTAATCCAATTCCAGCAGCTCCGGTCGCGCCCGTGGCGCCAACCGGCCCATCGCGCCCTTGCTCTCCCGTCGGGCCAACTTGCCCCGCGTTGCCCGTCGCGCCGGTCACGCCTATCGGCCCTGCTGGCCCAACGATGCCGGAGGTTGCGCCGGCCGGTCCGGTCTGTCCCGTTGTGCCGGTCGCTCCCGTTGAACCTGTCGCGCCGGTAGCGCCGGAAATTCCATCCAATCCGGTGTGCCCGGTGTTGCCGATGCTCCCTTGTGGTCCTGCCGCGCCGGTATTGCCTGAGCCGGCAGGCCCCGCGGATCCTGTTGGCCCGTTTGCGCCCGTCGCGCCGGGTATTCCTTGCGGTCCCGGGTCGCCTGTCGCGCCTGTCGCGCCTGTCGCGCCGCTTGGTCCGGTCAAACCTGGCGGCCCTAGAACGCCGACGGCGGATCCTGTTGTGCCTGTCGCGCCAGTTGCGCCGCTTGCGCCGCCTCGCACAGCGCGTTTCAAGTCGGCGACGCTAATTCGTTTTTCTTCTCCCTCGGAAAAGACGATGAGGAATTCGTCTCCATAAAGATGCTTGATCGTTTCGCTCATCTGTCCTCAAGCTGATTTTACGGCGGCCAGCACGCCGGCCATGATCTGCTCGAAAGAAAAATTAACATTCACGCCGTTCTGCAACCCTGTGACCACATCGCCGGGACGCATATTGAATTCCGCATTTGGAAATTGACTGATCTTGATTCTGCGCGCTCCGCGTTCCGGCATAATTGCCGGTGCCGCTATGTCTCCCCCGACATAGGATTTCAGATCGTCTGCGGTAATTTGGGTTTCGCGCTGCGATCCGGTGTCGAACGAAAATAATTCCGCTCCGGTCAATTTTTTTACGATGTGGCGATCGGATGACATTTAGAGCACCGTGAAAGTATCGCCGGACGCCGGCGTGGCGGGCAGCGTGACGACTGTAAAGGTTGGCGTATTTGATGTGCTGCTGGCGAGAATCGTCGCGGCCGCGCCACGCAATCCAGCCGTTGTCGTGTTGCCGTCGAATATGATCGTGCGTCCGGCAAATTGATTGGAGACAACGCCGGTCGCAGCCAGGCCCGCAAAAGAGAACGCGCTGGTCGGCACGGACGTTGTTGAGCCGCCCGTCGTCACTGTGCCGCGCGCTTCGGCGGCGATGAGTCCTGCGGGTGGGGTTATTGTCGCATCGGCGGGCGGGGAGATTGACCAGCCAGAATTCGCGCCAAAATCAAAAGCGTTTGTTGCCGTGAAGGTCGCGCCTCCGCTGGCCGTTACCCCCTGCACACCACCCCAACTAAGAGTACAAGCTCCACTTGGACATGAAATTGTCGTCGTATTACCCAAAGACGGCGAGCAAATCAGCATCGGCAGCGCTGGCGTTCCGGCCAGAGTAAAGGCGTTGGAAATTGTCCATATGACGCCATTGCCAAACGAAAGATTCCATCCTGAACCGCATGAAAAATTTGCAAAGGTGTTTGCGGTGTTTGTAAAATTTAGAAAAGTTTTCGTGGTGGTGGCGTTGATTGTTATATTGTTGTAAGTCAAACCACCACTTATGAACCCAATGGCAGTAATTTGCGATGCTGGCGAAAGAATAACAATATTTGCGCTATTCTTTGTGAACGTAAGAGCCGTTATGGTTCCAAAGGCCCAAATATTTTGCCCGGAGGTCACCGTTCCGCCAATTGTGACGGTTCCACCAAGAATCACAGATCGCGTGGTAGATCCAGATGAGTTAATTTCGCAAGCTGTTACTGCGTACGGGCCGCCAGCGCCCCCATTGGCATCAAATATACCGGAGGTCACAGTGAGGATGGCATTTGAACCGGCATTGACGAGCAAAGTATCCAACGTCTGCGTCGTGCCGCCCGCACCATTGATGGTCAATGCCCATAGCTTCTGACCATTGCATTTGATGTTCGCGGTGCCTGAAGTATGCGCCAACGTAATCAGCGAACTCGTACTCGCTGGTGTATAGGTCATGCTGGACGAAAAGCGTAGGGTATTGGCTGCGCCAGCTAGGCCACTTGCCAGTGTAAGAGTAACGCCCGTGTTGTGCGTCAATGTTCCAGCGTAAGCACCAGTACCAAGCGTCGATCCGTCGCACTCGAGGCCGGTCACTCCGGTCGTTGTGCCGAGCACGGAATTTCCGCTGCCGCTACCTCCGTCAAATACGGCAACGTCGCTCG